CTTTCCCCATCAAACCATCCTTTTCAGCACTTGCGGTTCCAATCAGTTCTCCCAGGACTTTCGCGGCAGCCGAAGAAGATGTTAAAGTTGGGTTCTTGGAACCGTCCAAAGTACGGAGCCAAGAGAAGGTGTCGGACTGGGGCAACTGGTCCTCAAACTCATCTGTTCCGGCTGCCGCAGCGGCAGCAAATGTTGATATTTCTGATGCAGCGGAAACAATCCGTGCGGAAACTAATTCTGTCATCTCATCGACGGTCACCTGTCGTTCGTTGCCGTTTTTATCCACAGCTTTAAAGCCAACTATATTTTCTAAATTCAAATCACTCATAATATCAATTTTATAAAGTTCTTATATAAGTTTTCCACGCTTTTGAAGTGCCGCCAACCGATTTGTACAGCTTCTTCCTGCCACTTTTTATCTTATAACGGGAAAGGTTGTTCCCGTCATAGTTCACGGGATAATCCGGATTGCCCTCGTTGGCATACGCCTCCATTTCGTATTTTATAGTATAATATGCCGAGCTCGCAGGATGGCAGATAGGGTTTCCCTTGATCCACTCGACAAAATACCGCCAGTAGTATTTTACCCATGAGCCGATAACCTGTGCCTGACGCAGGTGTATGGTTTCGTGCGTCATACTCTCCTTACCCGCATAGGTCTGCATATACCTATCTATGTTCTCCTTGTTCTCGGCACGGTATATCATCCGTCCGCACCACATCATGAAACGGTATCCCTTGAAAGGATAATGCTTCATGGGAAGTAGCTCAGGAGTATCAAAATCACCCGGCTTGCTTGAGAACAGCATCTTGATTAATTGCCATAATTCTTTCATACTACTCCTTCTTTTTATCCAGATAATCATTCAGTGAGTCCGCCAGCAGACCGGGCAGCATGGAGGTGGAGCGTCTTATGATATCCACCTCTTCTTCGTCAATCTCGACACCTTCAGCAGTAGATTTGAATATCTTCTCAGCAAGGAGATGCGCCTTCAAGCCCGCTACGTTCTTATATATCCAGTCACCGAAGGCCTCAGTGATGTTACTGGCTATAAGCTTTTCTTTTTTAATCCCATCATAAATAGGGAATTGTGCAAAATTTATTCTCATACTTTATATTTAAATTATCCGCAATAAAACATAACCCAATAATTACCCATACACTTAATGAAGCCGGATGCAAAATCCAAATCAATATAAGACACCTCCTGTCCTCCGGGAGCAGGCAGGATCCGTCCTCCTGTCAATCTTACTCCGCCGCTCATACGTTTGAAGTATATAGTATGTCCCGGAACATCCGGAGGAAGCGTCACTTCTATATTGTCTCTATTAATAAACATCACATTATCATCGTTGTTGTTCAATGAAGCTTTAACAGAGATATTCCTCCAGTTGCCAACTATGCCACGAAGAGAAACATAGCTGTCATTGTTCGGATGAAGGAAAATGTTACCTCCCTCCACGAATAGAGGAATGCTCGGAGTCTTGATGTGCATTCCGATCATGGCATTTGGACTCTGTATGTCAATTCCAGCATCATACTTAATCCCTTCAATGGTGACAAACTGCGTGTTTCCCCCGATTCTTACGTTTGCAAATGTCCTTTCGTTATAAAACTCAATTTGTCCGGCAGACAAATTGAAACCGACGTATTTATTTGTTTCATTTTCATAAAGGATCTTTGAGGACAATACCCCCGAAATGATGGAGAACGGGCCAATACGTCCTTTATCCGCCGTGATTGTTCCTGTAATCTCTGCTAATTTGCATTTAAAATACCCGGTTTCACCGTTGATAAGAAGAGTTTCACCTTTGTCATTAAAAGACTTGAGAACCTTGTCTTTGAACATGAAGCCGGCTACATTCGCACCATCGGCAAACAGGGTGTCAGTAGCGATATTCACAAACTTCTGCATGGCTTCCCAATTGGAATCACCGTTGACAGATGTGGGTGCATCGGTAACGGAAGCACCGTAATTCTTTACAAGGAAATTATAATAAACTCCCCCTATCAGATATATGACCTTATCCCGGTAATCCGCATTCCAGACGTAAGTCTGTCCGGAAGCCCATACGCCTCTGTCACGGGGAAACGCCCCTGTTGCTCCTGTCGCTCCTATGGAACCATCATTTGCAACACCCACACCCTTCTCGGCCACATAATTGTCATTCCAAGCAGCAGCATCGGAAGCTGATTTATAAGCCCGGACGGCAAACTGGGTGTATCCGGCTGTCGCAGGTACGGATATCTGGCTGTTCAGTGTCGCACCTACATGAGCCAGCCAGCTTCCGTTGTATTTGCGTGCAGCCAGATAAAGCGTGCTGCACGTGCTTACATTGCCTGCCACATTCTGTTTGCAAGTGACAAGGAATCCAGACGGGGATGGCGTGCCTGTTGAAGTGAAGTTGATCACGCTGACAGGACTGTCCAGCCAGTAGGATGCCGACGGTCCGACGGGAGCAACCATCTCCTGCCAGTCCGCATGTACCGTCCGGTTCGCAGATCTGCCGGCGAGGATGTATCCGCCGTCTCTTTTCCTGCGGAGTCTGCCGTTTCTGAACTTGGCGATTTTAATCGGAGGGTTGGAGGTTTCAACCTTGCTTAAGTAAGATCCTCCGGCAAACGATACTGTACTGTTCTTGGCATACGGAGTATTGGCGGATTCCCAATGACCGGCTGCTGTGATGCTCTCACCATCCTTTCCGTCACTGCCGTCCACAACCATCGGGACAGTCTCGACATCAACCGCCTGACCGTTCACGTAGAACACGAACTTCAAGCTACTGGTAAAATTACCGGAAGCCACCCCGACACCATCACCGATGGGAACCTCGGCCGCACCGTCACGACTGTACTTCAACTCCCCGTCCGTTGTGGCCGTAGTGACCGCACCGACTGTCTTCATACGCCGGCAGGATACCGAAGCTACACTGTAACCGCCGTTCTTGTTCTTGCTGACCATCGTGGCCGAAGTGACAAGGCTATAAATTACCGCATCGGAACCGTCCGCCCCGCCACGGACACCGGTTATCTTGAAAGTCAGTTCACGGGTATAGAGCTGCCCGTTCTTCATTGCAGCCAGTGTGATGGTGACCGTATTCTGTTCCGGAACCGACTTTCCGGCAGCGACGGATATCGCCACCGCTCCGGTGGCCTTGCTTGTGCTTGCCGTGAAACCGGCAGGCGTGCTGACTGTTAAAGTCTCAAGGGTGAGTTTCTCGGTACCGTACCACATGGATACATGGGTAGTCCATGACTGTGCGGAAGTAGTAACACCGGTACTGGTAAGAGCGACGCTCACCATCTCATTGTCAAGGTCGGCCATGATATTCGACTCCCCGTCCTTACTCCAACGGTGCACAGGGGCCGGAGTGCTCCATTCACTCCATACTCCATCACGCTTCACACGTTTGCACGCCCATTCCACCTGATGGTCTGCATCCACGCCAAGAAAATCATCTGTCCAGCCTTCCGGTATATAATCATCCTGCTGCTTCGAATCCGGCTTGTCAGGGGTAAGGCCGATGATGTTGGTACGGGTGTAGATCCACTCGTAACCTTTGCCGTCCTTACCGTCAGTCCCGTCTTTGACCATGACCATCCACAAACCATTCCGGTATATGTAAGTACAATGGTCAGCCGTATTTCGGTAGCTGTCACCCTCCTTGGGATTGGACGGATGGGATGCGAACTCACCCAAGAAGGTGATACTCTCACCTTTAAGTTCACGACCGTCCAGCAGCATCTCCCAGTCTTCATGCACGGTCCAGTCGGCTGATTTCCCGGCAAGGATATAACCGCCATCCTTTTTCTTTCGATAATTGCCGTTCCTGAACCTTGCAATTTTAATCGGAGGATTGGATGTTTTCACCTTGGAGATAAAAACACAGCCCGCCAAAGTGACCATGGTATTGACCTCGTATGGGGTCTTAGAGGATTCCCAATGACCGCCACCTATTACAGACAGGCCCGGATCACCCTTGTCACCTTTGGCGGCTGATACAAGCCAGTCCGGATTGTTTTCGGATGGCTCGGAAGTAGTGCCCTTGTCATTGACGCACAACCATGTGGAACCGTTATGGGGCACACGGGAATAATACGCATACTTCCTGCCCGGCTCCCAGCTAGGGAAGTCGATAGGAACGCGGACTGTGCTACCGGTAATTTCATCAATTTGAAAAATCAATCCCGTCATGATGATATCCTGCAATACTGCCGAGAACCTGTCGCAGTTGATCCCGTTGATGGTCATACCCTTCTTCTTGCCGAACCAGCTCTTCATCTGTGCCGGCTCCGGGTCCCAGGTGTTGGCATTGTCAACAAGGGTGATGCAGCAGTTACCGTCACGCACGTCTATGATGATATAAGTCTGACGCTCCTTGTCGGTGAAGTTCCCCGTCTGTCCGAGACGCATCTCGTTATGGGGAACGAACTCATATCCGGGACGCGGAACCATCACGAATGTCTTCTCGTCGTAATCTGCGGAAGTGATACGGTACTGTATTTTCCGGAAACCAATAAAGTCACCGGTAGTGACGCTTTTGTCATGCCAGAAGCCTAGGAGGATATCGTCCGGCTTCTGTCCCAGCGGTACACCATCCTCCAGATCAGGGATGACAGTATAGCTGCCGTCACTATTGGCGACAAAGCTTTTTATCTTCAGCCCTCCGCCAGGACTTATAGTATTATATCCTTCAAAATAGGTCTGACGGTTGAAACGAAGTTCTGGTACACTCAGAGAGCTGCGCAGGACCAAAGCCTCCAGCTCGGCACGGGCGTCCTCACCGATGTAACCTCCAGAAACACCGGTAACGAAATCACCGAACTTGGCGTATTTCTTGATGACGGTTCCGCCCAACAGGGATAATAGGAAACCGGTGCGTTCCTCCGTATCCTTGCGCATGAACATGATCAGCGAGCGCAATGCGGAATACACGTTATGGTCTGTTGCTGGGGTGGAGTCGTGGCTTCCGATCACATACACACCGCTGCCACCACCGCCCGTATAGGTCTGTCCCTTCAGGGTAAGGCTCTCAACCTTTTCCTCCAGCTCCCCGATACGGGAATAGGCGGCGGTTTCCCCGACAGTATAAACAGGTGAGTCAAAGGAATAATCAAGATTGAATTCAAATCCGATAACCCTTGACTGTCTTCCGTTCTCGAAATAAGCCTTGTTGATAAGGTTGACCTTTTGACCGATGCTATAGAAATTATGAACGCCATCCTCACGGTATGCGTCATTTGACATCATCGTGCAGCCATAGGTACTCGGGTCTATCTTGGATTTGGCAGCGTACTTTTCAGTCTTTTCCTTCAACTCCTGCTCGGCGGCACCCACAAGCCCCAGCTCGGTTATTTTCGTACTGTCCCAGCCGGAAAGCACATATTCATCTCCATCCTGGGGAAAGAGCACATCACCGGGAAGCGGTCTGCCATAGTCCTCATTCCTGACTATCTCCCAAAGCTGTGCCTCAGGGTTCCATCCGCCATCCTCCAATTTCTCCGGCTTTCCCTCAGGATTGAACTTCACGGCAAACTCCAAACCGTTGAGAAGCCCGGATGCGAAACGTATCCTCAGCTCCTGACCGGGGAGGATATATTTCTCGGAAAAGTTAACACCCGTGTCCCTAAAGCGGTAGGCATTCCATTTTTCCTCGGTGGTTGTGCCGTCCTCATTCTCCACCTTGTCCGTCACTTCGATAGTGGTGACATCCGACATGATGCCTGTTCTTCGAGGATAGACTTCATCGAAGATAACCACCTGCTCGACGGCTTCCTCGGTAGTCATATTAGGATAAGCGTCAATGTAAGGAGTGCCTTCGGGAAGCATCAGCCTGCGCTGCACCACGCCGTTCACAACCACGGTCTCGTCAATGGGGCGGTAGTCTGCCGGTATGTTACGGGTGGAACCAAAAGCGTAGATACGGGTGGCATAGGTGGACTGGGATTCTGACTGTGACATTTCCTGCACGTTTTTCCCGATCTCGAAATCCACCGCGTCACCGGACTCACAACGCCCGAAATGGATGATGTTTTCAGTCACCCAACATTCGCAATCCCATTTCTTTGCCATCTCAAAACAAGCGTCAAGGATGTTGATGTTATCGTAACTCATCAACTGGGACTTGTTTTCGACTGTGGAATCAATGGAGAAAACAAAATCCTGTCCTTTGTATGTGTAACCAAGAGCTTTCAAATTTCTAAGGACTATACCGGCTTGTACGTCAAGCGGGGCGGTCAGGTTCCAGGACGCCTCCTGTCCGGCCGTCTCCGGGGTATATTTGAAGATTTTGTTTTTCCATTTCCAGTAGTAGGCGTCAAGCTGAAGCTCATAGTCGTATGCCCCGGTTTTACGGTTGTACTTGGGTTTGTACAGATCGCATAGTTCGAACCGTCCGAAACGTGTGTCCTCCGTCCAGTCGCCCAGTTTGAAAAAGACAGGAGATTTCAGAGAGAACTTCAAAAGTATAAAGTCCTCCTTCATCAAAGTGAACTTACGTTTGCTGCTTTTTCTGACAACATCCTGATAACATGGTGTACCAGCTGAATTTCTGATCTCAATTTTCATACAATATCTTTCCTGTCGCCCGGATTGGGTTCTTTGAGTTTGACCATAAACTTACCCCGGCATTTTCCGTAACTTCCATACTTGCCGCAAGACAGATAGTACAGATTGTAAATCTTTCCCAGTGCCGGGATTTTCAGTGCAATTTTACCCTTTACCAGTTCGGATACAAAGGACGAATATTTATCCAGATAGTCACTTTGCGAGTTTCCCGTAATAAAAAAAGGCAGGGTGAGCTCCCTAGAATCCATCTTGCAGATCTCAGGCGATGAAGTAATCTGTATGCCATGTTCCAACCTGCTGTCATTTTCGATATAGTCCTTCACAGGAGGGGGTGTCAGTATAGCCTCCAAAGCTCCGTCCATCAATTCCGCACCCCATGTACTCCAGATATTCCTGCCATTAATAAAAGCATTCCTCTCCATAATCACATTCCTTTTGTGTTTTTTTCTATCTCGGCAAGAGTGTCGTCCATGCCGCTCAATATGCCGGTATATTTTTCAATTTTCTCCAAATGATCGTTGCATTCATGCAATACATCGCGCATTTCCGTGACACACACCGAATGAGCAGCAAGTTCCTTTGCCATATTCAATGCTGCCGTGGAAATAATAAGCATATTCGCATTCATTTCCGTTCCTTTGGTTTCCAAACGTACATTAGACTCATACATGGCTGTCAGCCGTCCGCTGATCTCCTCACCTGTTTCCTGGCTCATGGTGGTGGAATATCCTTTGGAAGAGGATTGGGAATAAGAGTCTCCGGATGCGTCCCATCCGAAGATATCCGCCAGACTGTCTCTCTCGGCCAGCACTGCTTCAGACAACTGTTCCTGCATCTCACGCAATGCATCAACCTCATCTTTCGTATAACCATCCTCACCATATTCTGCCCAGGTTTCATATAGTTTTCTGACCTGTTCCTTGTACTTGTCGGCCATCATGGCTCTGATAATGGATTTGCGGAGCTGTTCCTCCAGATTCTCGGCCAGTTCTTCATTTCCGTTCTCCAGATCGGATATCATCTCCCAGTAAGAATCCTCAAAACTGTCAAAGGATATACCGGTAACCTGTTCCTTCACCGCCTCCAGTATTTCCTTTTCCGTTTCGCCATATTTGATGATATTTTCCAGATGGTTCCTGAACTCTCCGTCCATAACAGACCAGAGGCCGGCATAATTCTCCCTGATGGACTGCAAGACTTCCGGGGACATATTGATCATATCTTTCATCTCGTTGAACGTCACACCGTACTCCCTGGATATCTCCCCAGCGACATCACGCCAGTTCTGTCCTTCCCATTTGTAGGAGCCTTTCCACATCCTGTAGCCCTGGCTGTGACTTCCGATACTGCTGCCGGCACTCAGACGTGCCTCGGCAAGTTTCTTTTGTACATCCAGCTCGTTTTTTGCAATATTCAGAGCTTCCTCTCCGGCTTTGGATGCTTCTGCACCGTAACTTTCATTTATATATGCCTTTTTTTTGTCAAGCAGCTCGTCCCAGATATCCAGTAGATTATCATACTGCGCCACCATCTCATTATAACCGGAATAATCAGCGCCATGGAAAATACCACCGGCCCCCTTGATCCCAAAAATGGACCCCACCGTATCGAAAATTCCTCCTACGGCATTGCTCACAGTTTCCAGTATATTTCCCACGAATTTGTCAAGCCCCTGGTCACCGATTTGGTCAAGTATGGCCAGGATGGCAGCAATAATCCCGCCTATCTTCGATCCGGATTCCGAGAGTACGTCAACCAATGACCCGACACTATCCCCGAATGAGGAAAGACTTACATCCGCTTCCCCGAGCTGTGCAATGGCATTGGTGACTCCGGTTATATTGTCTATAGCCTTCTTTGATGACTTGTCCACATTCGTTTTCGCATTCGTGACATTCTGGGATGCTGTATTAAGCTTTTTCTTCGCCACCTCCTGCTCGGCATGTGTTCCACTTTCCAAGGACATATTATATTCATCCTGAGCCTTGGTCAGTTCCTCCTGAGCTTTTCTCAGATTGTCCAACTGGTCTGGAAGATCACCAAGCAGTCCGCCTTTGTCAATAATGGCGGATTGTATCCCGTCTAAAGCTTCGTCAACAACCTTTTTTTGCTCTACAGCCATATTCTTATACTCATCGGATTCACGGAACAGTTTCAACTGTGCCCTAACTTTGTCAAGCTCTTTTTTAGACACCTTACTTAAATCCCCGAATATCAACTCCCAATTGATCTCCTGCTTCAACTTCTCAACATCCAGGGCCGACAGAGCTTCCTCAAACTCCTTTTGCAGGGATGCGATCCTGCCTGCATCAGACTCACTATCCATCAAATTCCTGTATTTGCGCGTCAACGCCTCCTTTTTCCCTTGGAAGGTGCCGTATTTGATCAGATATTCGTCCCATGCACTTTCCTGCTCACGCAAACCCTCTTTCCTCTGACGTCTGGTGGTGTTGCTGATGATCGTGTCAAATGCCGACGTATCCACGGACACCGAGTACGAGTCAAAGGATTTTTTCACATAACGCTTATTCTTTTTCGCCTTCAGTTCCTCCTCGGCCTCGAACTTTTCTTTCTCAAATCGGATTACAGCCTGGATATAGTCATCCTTCTGCCGCCGCAGAAGCGATATCTCCCTGCGGTTGTCAAGTTCCCGCTGTGCCAGTTCCTTTTCAGCCCCGGCCTCCATAGCATCAATACGGGTTTGGGCTATCCGGTATTCCAGTTCCTCCTCCTGACGCTGACGCTCCTGCAAATGTTTCTTCTGCAAGTCCTCCAGTTTCACACTCTGCGCATTAACCGCATTGGCTTTCTGAGGATCCACCTGGATATCCGTCTTGCCGGAAAGAATGGTGCGGGCCATGTCCCTGTACTCGCTGTCCGCATTTTTTTCGTCTGCAAGCCATGTTTCCAGCTGTTTCTTGTTCATCTTGATGAACTCATCCCGCATCTTGATCCTCTTCTCGTTGTCCTCCAGGGACTTCTCCAGACTCTCACCCCGCAGTTCCCGGATTCGGAGCTCAGCACCCTTGATCATGTCGCCATACTTCCTGACATCATCATCAATACGTGCCAGTGTGCCCGGAGTATTATCGAACCAGGAGGTGGAATATCCGGTATTGCTCATGGAAGAAGTCACATACACCCCTCCGGCCTGCTGCGCCTTCAGCGCGTTCTGGTATTTCTTCCTGTATTCCTCCAGATTATTCTCCTCTTCCTTGATGGCTTCCCGGTTCATATATTCCAACAGTACCTTCTGCTGCCGCACGAACTCCCTGGCTTTGCCGCTGGAAATATCCAGTGCCTGTCCATATTCCCCCACTTTGGTTATCACTCCGGGAATATTGTCCGTGATTTTGGTGATGATGGAATTAAGTTCGGCCTGCTCATCCGAGGATAGTCTGGTCTTGGTCTTCAGCTCATCATACCGGTCCAGCAACGGCATATACTCGGAATAAAGGTTTATAACCCGTTCCTTCTGTTCATAAAACTTTTCATTGGCGGTGGATACTGTTGTATTGACAGTTTCAGCCATTCTGTTTTTCAAGCTGATCCATAAATCTCCAAGCCAGGACAACCGTCTTCCTAGTTTCAATTTGGCATTTTCCAACCTTGCATCAGCCTGAGCAGCCTTGTCAGATGCGGATACATACAATCCGGATTGTGTTAGCTGGCGGTCTATGATATTGGACACCCCTTTCATGAAATCACCAGTTTTGGCAACCTCCTCATTGATTTCTGCGGCGGAAAGTCCCAGGTTGTCCAGTATAAGAAGCGACTTGCGCCCCAGACCGGTCACAATAGAGTCTGTCATATATTCCACACTTTGGCCGGTCTGCTGCGCCTTCAACTGGGCGAATGCCAGATATTTTCCCATATCATCAACCGGGATCCGGAAATCCTTTGCCTTGACCGTTGCTTTCATCAGCTCAAGATCCGACAAGGTTTCCTTAGTGGCAGTACGAAGGTTTGCAAGAAGATCAGGGCGGTCCAACTTCTCAAATGCATGAAGAACTCCGTCAGCCTGAATGGCCACCTCCACACTTTCCCTGACAAATTCCTTTGCTTTGGACATGCCGTTTTTGAAAAAATCAAGGGCAGCCGCTCCGGCGGACGCAAAAAATCCCACCACCATAGCTTTCATATTCCCCAGTTTCAGGAATGACCCGGAAGTTTCATTGGTTCCGCCACGCAGACGGGCCATCGCCTCTCGTGTTTCCTCCAGCTGCTTTTCCAAACGGGCATATTCTTCCGGATGAAGGGACTTGACAGTATTGTCCAGCTGTTTTTGAAGCCCGCGGGCCTCTTTGGCCAGTTCCGCATAAGTTTTCTCGGTGCTCTTCATGGAGGAGCGAAGAATCTTCACTTTCGTATTATTATCGGATATGGCTTTGGAATTGGAATTCAGCTCTGCCTCCAGACGTTTGTACTCATCGCTGCCTTTCTTGCCGGAGGCTACCAGTTCTGTCATCGAATTGCGCAAACCATCATTCGTCCGTTGCAGCTCACGGGAGGACGCGTTTAGACGGTTCAGTTCCTCACGGGCCTCACTGGTATTCAGGGAGAGGGTGAACTTTATATAATCATCTTTCAGTTTCTTGTTCATACGGTTACTTTTCAGCAAAACTAGTAACCGGCAAGGAAGGGGCAAAGGACGGGAGAAACATGAGAAGCCCCGCATGTCCATGGACAACGGGGCAAAATATCAATGAGGACGGTATCCGGGACGATGCGCACTGTCATTCCCGTCCGGCCAGGGAAACAACTTCTCCAGCCGGTTGCGGATCTCCTTGCGGAGTGAATCGGACATGCCCGCTCTCAGATCAGGCAATGCGTTGTTGTACACTATCCCCCATATCTGACGGTTATAGATACGGAGATCGCGTTTCTCCCGCATGTCAAGAAAACGTATATAAAGAGGGTAGCCCGTTTCCAGCATTATCGGATCCACCCCCGTTATCTGGAACTCGGCCGCCGCAAGACGGTCACGCAGATGACCTGTACGGCCGGGCACAATTTTATCCGGGCGGAATCTCACCTTAAGTTGTCTTCCTTCCCGGTAAATACCTCTTTCCGCAATATCCAACTGCCGTTGATAAATGGTCTTGAAGTCACGGGACAGGGTTCTTTTGAAGAACTCCTCCCTCACAGGGTTCCATCCGTCACTCATTCCGTACCAAGTTTAAACGACACACTCCAACCGCTGTAATCCGTATAGAATCCTGTTTCCGGGGTAGTGGTCATCCGGTCAAGATTACGCATAAGACAGCACCCCCTGTTCCTGTCACCACGCATCACATTCTTGATGCTCTCGACAAGGGGCTGTGTATCTTCCAGCACCCGAACCGGACCACGGCGCTGCATATCCATACGGTCCATCAGAAATATAAGGCACAAGTTATCCTCCTCCACATTGTCCGGATCCGTACCTGTCTCCTGTGCGGACGGTACGACCACGAACAGAACCGGAAGCTCGTCAGAACTGATACTTTTCAGACAGTCGCTCATGTCCTGGTCCACATTCACTACTCTGACGGAATGTATGCCTGGTACACGCCGCATGACATTCTCATAATACTCACGATAGGTTTTCAAACTGATCATAGGCTCTATCTTTTGGAATGTAATTTCTCAAACTTCTTTCTGTAAAGGAAAATAAGGATATCCCAGAACGGTGTCGCCCTCACCTCTGCATAGTTCCCGAATGCCCCGTTCTCAGCGATATCCATTCCAATGCCCGTCCAGCCGGTATGGTCATCCGCTTCCGGCTTCTCATCTTTTCGGAAAAGAATCCGCAAGTTAACCGTTTCACCGTCAATTTCCAAAGGCTCCTCCCGGATGATGGCGAACACATTCATAAAAAACAGATAAGCATGAAGGCAGAGCAGAATTGGCGGTTCCGCACCTTCCCTTCCCGTATAAAGAGCTTTTCCGAACTCCCGTAATATCATGTCCCTGTCGCCGCCACCCTCATCACCCATCCGTCTTACCAGTGCCATGCACTTGCAGAAGGTGTCAAACGATACCCCGTTGAGCATGTCTTCCGGTCCGTGAAAGCCGTTCCATTCCGGAAGGAGGTTGATTCCGGTACTCAGGTCCAGCCGGAAAGATTTTCCCTCACGAATAACGAACGGATCCGTCAGGGACAACAGTGCCAGCGTTTCCTTCCATGTGGATGGAGGAAGATGCCCCATATCAACTGGGAGTGCCAGAAAAAGAGACAGAATTTTCAAACGTATCCCGGGTTCCGACAATATATGCTGGTTAGCCATGGTGGCGATCTCCAGATAACGGTAATACTGGGCAGGTGTCAGTTCCTCAAGCGTTTCCGGCACACTCACTTGTCTGTTCTGATAATATATTACACGCATAAAAATCAAAAGGTTATCCCCTTGCTTTGAAGCGTGGGGCCTGAAACATAGAAATCAACCTCCTCAGGCGCGGCGTCCAAAGCCGCCACCGTATCCTGCAATTCCTGAAGATACCGGTCGGCATCGGCCTGAAGACTGTCCGCCACACTTTTCCGCGCCTCTTTCTCTGCCCGTAACTTTTCCTTTACAGTTCCGGTCTGCTGCACCTGTACGATACCTTCCGGAATAACCTCTACAGGCAGGCGATCAACCGCTTTCTTGATGGCCAACAGTGCCAGAGGTCGCTGGCATTCCTCCAAAAGAGTGTCACATACGTCCGGATCCCTTCTGACAAGCCAATCAAACCGCTCCTTTCCGACAACAGGCAGAATTTCTGTACGCTGTATTTCACGCAGGATGGGAACCAGTATGAGAAATAGACGGTGGCTGCCGATATGATAGAACTCGTCAAACTCGTCCTTGGTACGGATGAGCAATCCGTTCATCTGTCTTTTAGCCAGGCTTTTTTCCCAGAAGTCAAACTGCTTATCCTCCAAGAATCCTACCAGAGCATCCACCGACTCATACGCCAGATTAAGTATGTTCATTTCATCCTTATATTCCTGAAGGGCAGTCAGCCCCTTCTCATTCTCTCCCAGTTTCCTCTGCCTTCCGCTACCGCCATGCTGTGCATCCAACGTGGGAACAACCTTTACCCATGCGAAATATGCCACGGCACGCTGCGCCATGAATACAAGTTCCTCTTTCTCTGAATCCAGGTCTTCATCCCAATAAAGGTCGACTATCGCCGAAAGCACGTCCGCCCCGATAATACAGGTCAGCTGGCGTGCGGCCAAAGGCAGTACCGGCTTCCACTTGGAATAGTCCAGGCTGTCGGAAATCATTCCCAGCGCCGCAACAAGCTCCTGGCGCCCTTCTCCGTTTCTGTCGAATATCATTTTCATAACTTATATATTTTCTTTCATACGGTTTCCCGGCGACACGTTCTCTTCCTGACTCACCACATGCCTGTACAGTCCGATACGTATATCTGTTCCCGGCCAGTTAGCATTGATATACTCCTGCACCGGCTTGCAGAGTATCATGTCCGGAATAGCCGTTTCAGACGCATTGTAGACCTTGATGGAATACAGTTTCTCGCTTCCACTGCTCAGTTTGTTTTCCAAAATGAGGTTCGCCAGCACCGGATCAATTCCGAACCCGGAGGTGGCAGCAGCGTCAGCCTTGTTGCTGATTCTGATCTGTGCCTCGATGTAATCCTTCACCTTCTTATCAATAGGAGTCACCTTCCATCCCTCAAAATCGTTGGCTTCATCGCTCCAGAACCGGGTGGTGTGCATATATTTTCCCACATTCTTCATCCCGGTAATACCTCCGGCAAATTTCTCCATGCATTCATCCTTGTAATCCTCCAGCATCTTGGCCGTATAGGTTTCCCCACGCTTGCGGCATACGGATTTCAAACGTTCCTCCGCCTTGTCCCAATACCCTTGTGGAGATTCTATATGCAGACTGAGCGCGCTGGAATTCAGATTATAGTTATGCAGTAATGGTGCCAAGGTACCGGCTATTTCCAGCCAGTCAAAGGCTCCCAGAAAACGCGGGGTACTAACAAAATCCTTACAGAAGGAATAGATGTTGTAATATCTGGCCGACACCGGATATCGGAAAGGATCTGCCGGATCAAACATGGGATACCTCTCCATATATTCAGGATCCGGGAAAGGGAAATCTCCCACGACAATGCCTTCCGGATCATTTTTCCCAGGGGGAGGGTACAACAGTCTGGCACGCTGGTAAGGGATATGCTCCAACCTTAGTAGCTTCCCCCGCCCGCCAATACGGGGCGCACGGTTGCGGACAAACTTGATAAAGAAGCCCTGCATGTGGGTGAGATCAACCAGACAACGGTGCATACAAATCCGATAATCCCAGGAAGACATGTCCGACTCAATATCAGGTGCAAGCACCCATTTTTTGTAGAAACGGTTGTCCGTATCATCAATTGCATCCTCATAGAACCGGGGACCGTCCCCCCATTGCAGACCGGCAATCTTGCCAAGAATACCCTCGCCGGCATAGAACCGGTCAAGCAGGCGCATGACCTCTCCGGGCATGTCATTGTTATCCCCCATCGGAACGATATCATATCCGGCCACACTCATTTTCCTCGTGAAACAGGTGTTACGGTTATGGTTCAGCATGATACTGGAAGGTTCCCATCCCTTACCACGTCCTGAAATGTCAAAGGAATAAAGCGATCCATTGCCGGGGTCCACAAAGCCGAAATTTCCGCTACGTCTTACCTCCATATTACAAAACTGTTTTCTGTCCGTTAAATTCCACTACCAGAATCTGCCAGCAGTTCAATGCGTTGCCTGTTTCCGTATCGACAAGAAACAGTTTATGACTGGCATTCTCTATTTTTTCATCAGAAGCCTTGGAACGAAGCCTGGCCGCTTTCAAAAACACCAGATCACCGCCAGACTGTTTCTGACGGTTGTATTTCCGGAATTTGATACTGAATGTCCCTTCAGCTTTGCTCACCGCTTTCATCTCCTCGACTGCGGTATATAAATTAATTTGTCCCATATTCGCTATTTTTCAAGCAAATATGGGACAAATGCAATATGGGATAAAGGACAGGACTACTTGCTTTGTGGATGTAATTTCTCTATCAGTCCTGCATAGAACCGAAAGAATTGCACCAAATCCAGATTTCTTTTCAAATTGTCCGGTTCCATCAGCTCAAAGTCATCCAACAGAATATCCGTCAATTTCTCCGTATGCTCCCGAAAGGAACCGGGCTCATGATCCTGTATATTAGCCAGCGCATCTATCACTTGATCTGTTATGACAGCATTCGGGTTAAATCCTTCTTCTTTCATTTCAGGCCTCCTTCCAATATCTTAGGGTTTGTAGATTCACAGAAACGGAACTCGCCGCGTATTGGATAAATATGAACTATGAAGACAGTATTATACGGATTCTTATCGGGATAGACCTCAATATGTATATCATTGTTTCTGGAAACATCCACACGAAGCGGTTTGGTTCTTGGAAACTCTTCATCCAACATGGACGCTTTGGCACGAACACTCTCAATAAAGGCATCACGTGACAGTTCATCAGGAATCAATACATGAGTGAAAGTGGAAATCCACTGGTTCATAGCCCTGCCTTTATTGTTGACAGACAGGTAAGTTTTGGGCTCATCAATAAAGAATTTCATCTCAGACCTCCTTTCCAAGCAAGATGTAACGACACAACAAACCAAGCCAGGCAAAGCAATGCAGGAACAGCCGACACAAAACCGGCACATACCAATGCAGAAAAAGCTAAGGAAGCATGAGCCATAAGGCACACCTGACGGTTAGACACTGATTCTTCAAGTACGGAAGAAAATAATTGATTTTCACGGTTCAGCCACATAGTTAGGACTGACGATTTGCTCACGACATTTATGTCGGTAGCAGGAATTGAAACTGTTTGTTTCATACGGATTGATTGCTTTAGCGTTTCGGCAATAATAGAACGCAAGAACGGCCGCCGTTTCCCGAGTTCGCTAAAACAATCAATCCGTAGTCACTCCGTAGAGCAATTAAGTTGATGGGAAAGGCAGCCGTAACTTTTGCACAACAAGTTGTGACTTCTACAATCTCCTATATATCATTTTGCTGACATCTGCAAAGTGAATCTGTATGGGCATAAAAAAAGCCCATTAAACTATCATGAGCATTAACCGCGCTCTACGTTCCTGACCAACAGGATTGAATTGTTTTAGCACTGCAAATATGAGAATTATTTTTTTATCCACAAACTTTTTGGGATTTTTTTTGAAGGCGGAGCACTGCCAGTGCCATGAAGGTAAGAGAAGCATGAGCCATAAGGCACATCTGACGGTTAGTAAACTTTCTTCCGAAATGAAAATTCTCTGATTTCAGTCATATAGCTGACCTCTCCACTGCTCTTACGGATAACGATAAATAATTAAGTGATTAAGAAACAACCACAAAAAAGCCCCGAACTTAAATAGTACGAGGCATAAAATTTTAAATGTCATTCATTTATAGGTACATAAAATGTCGTTTTTGACGGAGTATAGATACCACAAGTAATAACCTCCAAAAAACCATTTAAAAAAGTATGGTGGTTTTTGATTGCATACTTCTGACGATCCCCAACATATTGCTTGATATCTTTCTTGTTTGATGCTGGTGATATCAACCCGAAAAGAAAATGATTGTTTGTCTTTGAGTTCAAAACTCTTTTAGGTTCGTCAACCTCCATGCCACCTACATACAATTGAGAACTATAACATGAAGACAACAATAAAGATAATGTGCTAACTAATACTAAAAGCATTACTTTTTTCATGATTTTGTTTTTTACGAGATTATTATTTAATTGGAACTGCAAATGTAATGATAATATCCAACAACCAGGCATTTACTAATGGATTTTTTTACTAGTTTTGTAACAACTTAAAAAGTAACCATCCATGGAACGATTAAATGACGAACAACTAAATGTACTGGATAAAGAAATTCTGGAGTTCTACTGTCAAGAAGCAGCAAAACGTTTGGAAGACTATATACGGGTGGAATCGACCATAACAGAGCGCTGTTATATCCTGTTCGGCATCTATTATGCCATTATTGCTGCCTCTATGGGATACGTACTCTCAAACTTAGACAAACAAAATGATCTTCCTGTCACGTATGGATGCCTTGCCTTATTCACATTCTCTTTCATATCCTTGATATATGTCACAAAAGCCATGAAGCCACACGATTTCTATGCTAAAGGAAGAGATCCGGAAGAATTCAGAATACCGGAATATGTAAAATATTTCCAAAAATGTCCGAAAGCGGATAAGAAAAAGAATGTATTGGCAGATGAGCTGGTCATGCTTCAAGAGAGCATCAGCAAACAACGTGCATTAAATGAGAAAAGAGCCGGGCAGATAAGCGCATCACTTTCTTTCCTCGCTACCGGCTCCTGTATAACTGCGATCCTTTTCATTATCACTTATATTATTTTGTGGTAAGAGGAATCTGGTCTGCTCCAGTGGATGTCTTTACTACCGGAATAGGAGGAGCTGGCTTATTTGGTTTACTTTTGCCCATAATATAAAATGGCGAATCCTCATCCAATGCGCGCCGACCGGTGATAAATCCGGAACCCGATTCTACAGGTTACACATCGAATGAGGAGTCATTTTTACAAAAATGTTTTTTATCAAGATTCGGCATCGCAAATATAGGGATAATATTCAACATCCCGAATTTCCTAGCGGATTTTTATTACCTTTGCTGATGCATCAAAAATATGAACCATGACAAAAGAACAGGAAGATATCAAGCAGTTACAAAAAGAGGTAAGCCTTATTTGTATGCACCTTTATCAGATCAAAAAGCTGATAATAAACAGTCTAATATTCCTTTTGCTTGGCCTGATAACAGGACTTCTGTTATAAATGCACATCCTGTTCACAGATTTCAATATCAGGCAGCCAAATCCGAAACATCTTTTTTACCTTGTTTACACAGCATTATATCAGTATAACAGCTACTGTAATTCACACAGGCATTGAATTCCACTTTCACACAATCCTTAAAAGGATTACCGATTGAGGGATTATCCCCAATCCAACTGCATAATTCAAGAATGGAAGATTTATTGGATGTAAAATACACAAACGAATGCTCCTTCAGAACATGCAGGACATTCAGATAATCAGCCAGATGCCAGTACATTTTATATGTTCCGACTTCTGTACTTAAATAAGGGGGATCAACCAGGAAAACCACCCCCGGAACATCCTTGTAACGTTTGAACACTTCCTTATAATCCTCACTGACAATGGTTAGCCCTTCCAGATAATCCTTCGCATCGGAATAGTCAGTCCGGTGGATAGTGTTATAAAACGTTTCTTTCCTCATATTATCCAGATTCAGCACATATTTCATGGAAAACAACAGGGATGACGACAATGTGATATAATCAACGTAGCCATGTTCCTTTTCCTCCTTTTCAATACGAGCCAATATTCTTTCACGGGCTTCACCGGTTATACGTTTTTTTCTGGGGAGTTCCGCTGTTATCCTTCGCAAATCTGCCAGCAACTGATTGGTATTCGGTATATTGTCAAGCCGTTGCCGGTAGTTGTCGAAATCATTATATACCACAACAGCATCAGGTCTTACCCGTTTGGTAATGTGGGACAGCAGCCCCGATCCGCCAAAAAGATCCACAAAAACGGTACTGTCTGGGAATCGGTCCAATACTTTGATGAATTCTTTGGCAAACATACGTTTCTGCCCCACAAACGGAAGCGGGGCAGACAGATACATATTTCTCATGTTACTTTCCATTTAAAAAAAACGCCGCAAAGATCTTCTGAATTTATGAGAAACAGGCAGGATCAGGAGCGTTACCCACTGCACGACACATGCAGCAGATCAGACATTCAGTTCGAAACGGACAGTCTCGTCACCGGCAAGCAGTGCACGGGTACCTGGGATATTGTTCTCGTAAATATGTACATTTCCCAGGTAGAGGGTGATCGACTTCAGGGGAAGTTCTATCTGCCGTGCCATCAGGTACAGATGATAAATGTCAGCAGGCAATCCGAGATTTGCATCACTGCTGCGCTGGTATGCGGACAACACCAGTTCTCCATTGTCAATCTGAAACTGCACCAAGCTCAGGCAGGGCGTCTGGTTGCTTTCCACACCGGTCTCACCTAGGAAAAGCACATAATTCTTACTGTTACGTTTCTCCCTGTTGATTTTGTCTATGAGTGGCGGCAGCTTCTCAAAATAGGTGGGATAAGAGTTCACAAGAATGGATCCGCAATAATCCCACCAGTTGATACCTGCTTCGCGGTATTTTTCCACCTGGCGCTCACCCTGCATAAACAAATGCAGTTCATTACGAAGCTTCTTGCGGGCAATATGATGCCCTTCAAAGATGTCCAACAGATCCGCTGGTGTAAGTACCAGAACCTCATTCAGAAGGTACTGTATGTTCCCCTTCCTGTTTGATTGCGTTTTTCCTGTGGCAAGTATCTTGTCCAGCACCTGATAATACTTGTTCATAGCCATTCCTCCTTATAAAAATGAAACATCCTAAAGATAGGAGAAACAGCACAGTCCGCCTGATAAAACGGTCCGCTCATACTGCAAACGTCTTACAATCACTCCGAAACCGCTTAATCAGGGCATAAATCGTTCTCTCACTGACCGAATATTTTTCAGAAAGCACGGCAACGACATAGGATACTTTCTCCCCTTGACTTGTCCGGTACATGTATTCCGAATACAAATCCACATATTGGACATCCTCCAGACGGACACCCGCCTCCTGCAACTTTTTCAGCAGCTCGCGATTAAAGTTTATTATCTCTATCACTTTCATACAATAATATTTGATTATCTTTGCGCCATCTCACTCACATAACATACAAAATGCGGAAAGTCGCAGTAGAGGGTATTCCCCCCGGCTGTGCGACTTTCCGCATCTTTGTGTAAGTATGTGGGTGAGATAACTACTTACAGGCCGGGGGTTCTTTTTCGCCTTCCCCCGCAAGGCATTTCACAAGATCCAGTGAAAAACCAGCCAAAAAATGACTGATTTTCCCCTTATTTTCGTATTTATCATTCAAAATGTGCGTATTTCAGCCTTGAATTTTGCTGTAAGAGCACATAAATATCTAGTTTTCAATAAATAATACCATAAAACCAAAATCTTTAAAACCACGTCTCTTGTTTCCGTGCGGGCCGCTCAGAAGTCCCGGGGCAATTGCCCCGGGCAATTTTCGTGAAATATGACAGAGAAAAACGGCGGGATGCCTGGTACGGACAGAAATCACTCCTCAAAACCGGGGATATAGGGATTTGCATTATTGCCACGGGCAATACGGACAATGCGACGCCAGTTTCTGCGCATCATCAGGTATTTGAAAGCGTCACTGAAATTGGTAGAAAACATGGGAAGTTTCTTCGGGGCAAGCTTTTCACTCTTCTTGATCTTGAACACCACCTTGGTTTCACCCTTATAGCGGATGCCGGCTGGGGCTTTCTCAACGCTGCTGACCATTTCACGGCAATTCACCGCATCAACCAGCAATCGGGGCAATTGCCTATTCTCTCCCTTCATCAACTCCTGCATGAATCCGTATTCCTCCGACTGGGGGATGATACTCTGTCTGCGGCTCATCAGAATGACGGTCCATCCGGTCCGCCGGCCATCGGCATCCTTCTCTATGGCATCCTTTATCTTCCTGGCATAATCCTCCCCCTGTCTTTCAAAATTATTGCCGGCCCGGTCATAATACAACGACAGTTCCTTACATTCATGTGAAGCAAAGAAATCCAAGAACTGGTCAGCCAGCTCACGGAACCATCCGGGAGGTATCTCGAAAAAGTTTTTGTGGCATCGGTAATACGCTCCGTCTTCCTGCCCAATCACGAATGAAAGCATGTTGCCGAAGTCCATGCCGCCATCCAAAGGCTCGTCATGCCGCAGATAGCGCAACTCCCGACTATTTTCCGCCGGCTCCCCTCCAGGACTCCCGTCATAATACTTATGCCTTTGCCCGAATAATACATAGAAGCGGACATCACGCCGGAGACCGGGCCGCATACCCAGCACCGACTTGCAGAACTCATGCAGTTCAAGAGTACCTTGATATAAGTTTCGTATATATTCTGGGGTCAGGATATCAACATTGACCAGGGAGGATGCGTTAAGAAAAAAGGTTTGTCCGCGGCGCAATTTGCGCAAGGCCCGATCATAATAATCTATTTTCCTTTCCAGACGCGCCAGCACGGAGTGACTGGGATTGTCTTTCTTCTGCTCGCGCAGTTGCTTCAACAGCAGCCCGTTCCGTTCAAAAGCCGCCTGTACAATCAGAATTATACGGTCTGGATCCATATTGGGCGCATAACGGAAATACCAGTCATATTCCCCCTCGTTGACATCCGGCATATCAGTGGTGATCGTCAGACCAAGAAACAGATGCGATGCCCCGTAAGTGAGAGAATCGCCACGTAGAACAGGCATGGCACGGTTCACCTTCTCGTCCTTGTCATATTTTGACTCGTCATAAAACAGATGGACCACCGATTTGCCGGCAAGCAGTGAAGGGTTATCCAGCGAACCCATAAAAATAACACTGCCATTCCAGAAGGAATAGCAGTTCCGGTAATCATTGACAATTATGGAGCATTTCGCCTTCCAGGAGGCTGGCGGTTCCTTTCCACGGATATAATGCACCCCCTCGTACAGCCCCATCATTTCCCATCCCTTCTGTACGGCGGGCATGATGTTGTCCTTCAGATTGGCATAAGTGTTGGCGACAAAAGCTAAAGGCGCACCGGGAATTTCCCAGATACACCTGTATGAACGTCTGGACTGTATGACCGTACTCTTGGACATACCACGCCCGGCTATGACAACCAGAATGGTCGTATCCACGAAATCGGTCAGCATCTGGACATTATGGCTGAATTTTACATCCACATCCTCATCATTCGCTATCTTCCTCGCTAAATTCCTCGATATCATAAATCATACGTTTTTTCAAATCAAACTTTCTTATCCGTGCGTCCTCTTTCAGATTATCACGCACAGCAATAGGTATCTCCGGTATCGAGTCGATGAAACCCTCCAGTTCCTTTCTATCAATGGCGGGAACGCCCAAATCCTCACGGCTGGCCGTATAGATATCAACCTTTTTCTGGTTTAGAAGCTCTTCCGGTATCTCCGCCTGTTCCTTCCTGAAGCATCTGCGGTATTCACCGGCAAGTTTCAACAAGGCCCTTGCCTCCTTGATCTTGCCGGCCAGGAAAGCGGCGTCCGCCCACTTCTCGGCACGCTCGGCATACAGGGCAGCAAACGCCTCCGGACGGATGTTGTCTTGGGTATAGAAAAAATTGATGCTGTCATTATACACCTGCCGGGCCATCCAGTCGGACAGGCTGTACGGTTCCGACTTCAGCAGCCTGATTATTCCTGCCTTTGTCACCATCCTGCCGTTAGTGAAACGCATCCTGGCACGCAGACCACGTACCATCTCCATTAGAGAGAAATACTCCCTCTCTTCCGGACGCAAAGAATCCAGCGTTCCGGTGGAAAGAATGCGCTGGATCTGATTCAGATCAACCTTTTCAAAGTCCACTCTTGAAGGTCTGACCGGCAATTCACTCATATTCATCCATATCTTTTAACAGATTCTCAAACAAACGGCGTTCCTGGATCTCCGTTAGCAGCTTAACGGCATCAATATTCCCGTCCTCAGCTGCTTCGTGCAGCTTTATCTCGGGAGCGGCCCGTGAGACAAGCACGCCTTCACGGATCAGCCCTCGAATGGTGGTTCCTGGAATACCGGCGTCATATACAAAAAGAAAGCATTCAGAAGCGTCAAGGCCAAGATAGGCGGCAATATCCTCCGGCGCATAACCTAAAGAGGCCATGCGGCGAACATCATTTTTTTGCTCTCCAGTTAGAGCCAGGCTGTCAGGGGGAATATCATTCATAAGATAATTTGTTCAAACATTCTTCTAGGTACGCCAACTCGCATTTTTTTGCAGACAGTAAATGGGCAAACTCGCCACGGTCACAAGGGTGGGAGAAACGCTCCATTTTCAGGAGTAGCCCATTGATCCCGTCCTCCAGCGTCCCCTTCCGAAATATCAGTTTTTTTTTCTGTTTTCCAGTTCCTTCTCGGCGGCCGATTTCATAGATTCCCATTTATCCACTGCCGCCAATGCCTTCGCACGTTCCTCCTCACCTTCAACGGTTTCAAGCTTCTTCTTCCATTTGGACACGTTGCTGGCCGCATTCTTACGGATATTCATCACCTCAAGATCACTTTTGTTGGAAAGCTCGTCAGAAGCTAGATAGACGGCAATACGGGGATGTTTCCCGAGCAGCGCATGATTGTCACGGTAATATTCCAACTCCTCCCAGATACTCCGGTCCTCCAGGTAATTCTCCACAGTTGTTTTGGCTATGGCAAACGCCTGTTCCAGCTCAACGTCATCCGGCAGTTCCCCCAGTTCCCTGAAAGTTTTTAGATAAAGGTCATAGGCCGTGAACATATCGGCAACCAGTATTTTCAGTACATCCGGACAATCCGGAGAGTTGAGGAAGGGGAAACGGTCACGGAAACGGATCACATTTTCCACAACCGGGGTGACAGGAACATTCACTGCGGTTTTCTCAGCCTTGATCTCTTCCACCACTATAGAAGCTGAAGATATGTGGGGAGAGTCCACTGCCTTCCGTTGCATTGTCCTGAAAGCCGTTTCCGAAATTCCGGCAAGCTTGCGCAGTTCCTCCATCAAGGTGGCACGAAGCAGGTCTGTTTCGGCATTCCGCCGGAAAGTGGCTTTCAGCATCAGATTAAGCCCGTACTCCTCGTACAAAGCAATCCCCTCACGATACGGACGGGGACCGCTCAGATAAGCAATAATTTTTTCTTTCATACGATAAAATTTACAATGTACCATACAAAGAAAAAGCCCGGCAATTGCCGGGCAAAAGACAGGTCGAATAAAAACAGCTTTCAATAAGAAAGTCTGAGTGAACCTATTTTTTGAGAAATGTCTTGCAGCGCATGATTGAATCTGTCCAACTCCTCTTTCAGTTCCCCATGGATGTGGTGAACACTGTTAATACTATATTGCCGCATCTGATCAAAACTGCGCCACCTCGTAATACTTGAAGAAATAATACAATGCCACCTTATGCCATTTGGTCAGGTCCTTGTCTCCGGAAAGTATGGACGATACCGTACATTTGTCAATCCCGGTATAATTACTCAGGTGCTTGGCCTTCAGCCCTAATTTTTCCATACGTTTCCTGACCCATTCGACAGTAATGCCGTCAATATCCTTGCGGTCAAAATTAACAGCGGAAACTGTCAGTTTCCAGTCTTCCGGAATCTCACCTTTAAACATTTCCCGGACACGCTCGTGAAGTTCCTTTTTGGAAAGGAACTGTCCATTCACCAGATCCTTCTGCTCCGCACGGACAATCAGACGGCCTTCGGAGAAGGAAACAATTTCAATTACAATATGCGCCATACGTGCATACTGTCTGGCAAACTCATCAAGTCTCTTTTTAACCTCTGGAGAAAGAGGAAGTAAATCCAAATTTTTCATACTGCATCAATTTACGATTGATTATCGGAATATTTGTTTTTAATCTGTAAAAGGAAGGGCCGAAGCCCTTCCCGTCACAATTTGACAAGTCTTAAATGCGTCAGGTCGAAAATCGCGATCTGCCTGTTTTCACGTCCGAAGCGCTTGGCTGCTTCCAGATCTGTGAAAATCCGGATGCTGTCGAAATAAAACTGTCCGTTTTCTTCATTCAGCCATCCGCCGACTTTCCTTTCGTGCTCTAAAGCATGGTTAAGAACTCTTCTCAGACCATCTTCCCCGAAACTGTCCTGAGTTTCAAGATAAGCGACTGAGATGCCTTTTGTGACCTTTTTTAAGGTTGTAAGGTCAACCGTGAACCCTTCCGGGTTCTGTCTTGCTATCTCCTGGATAGCCTTGAACAATTGTTCCATAATTAAAAGAACTTATGCGGACGTCACCCGCGTTTGTTATGACACTGCAAATATACGAAAAAGTTTGTTACTAGCAAACTTTTTCGTGTATTTGAATAATAAAAAAAAGCGGAACCGAAGCCCCGCTTTCCTGAAATAATGAAACCTCACTAAAATAAGAATATGACTTATGCCTGATAACGACTCTGCTCAATCCATGTACATGTACCGGAACCGGATTCAAAAGCCTGAAGGGTTATCTGGCTGCCCGGACTAGCGGTGAAGGTTTCTCCGCCACGCAGCAGGAACTGGCCGCCGTGAGCAATTGTCGGAGCCACGCCTGACGCTACACCCAGCAGGGTCATCACTGCACCATGCCGTCCGCCGGTCACTTTATTTATTTCCGCTTCACCACCCTGAAGCTGATATTGCCCTTCCGCCGTAAACGGGATGGTAGTGGCAGACGCGCTCACACTCGCCACCGGTTCTTCCGAAGGAACAGTACCCTTATAAATGGCGATGTCATCCCCTTTACTGATCTGGGTAAAAGTGAATTCAGAGGAGTTGGCATCCTTGTTACCGGTATAATTGACTCCCATCTGCATGGGATTGCAGGGGGAACCGAACAGATCCTTGTCCTGACCGTCACAGTAGCTCATTATCACGATACATTTCCGACCGAGCCAGTTGGTCTTGAACTCACGGACCGCCTGCTTGTTTCCCGGATGGTTCCCCTTGACCGTAGGGGTGAAACCAAGTGCGTCAGGATCTCCGTCTGTATTGCTTGTAACCTCCACGGTACCGGGAGTGAAATAGATGTCGGTAGAATAACATCCAGGCTTCAATTGTATGTTCTCGGTCATCAACACACCGGCCGAGTCACGTGCCGGGAACACCAGAATATCATCCACATCAATGATACTCATCATGTCGCGCGGGTTGATCCCTTTACCCGGATTACCTTCCGGGCGCTTCACTGCTCTTTTAACGTATGCCATAATTATAACAATTTAAAATGAATAACAGGGGCGGATTACTCCGCCCATAAATTTAACCACGTGCCACCTCATAGAATTTGCCACCTGCATAAGTCAGCATGATAAATTTGCCGGCGCTGAGCGTCATGGCATCAGTCAGGACAAAATTACCACTATTAGCGATAGTAGACGCATTCGTATTCCCGGCCCCGTGAATGGTATACACCTCACCTTCCACCGCATCTGTGAAATTCGTGATGGCCGTCGCTTTGGTATTGGTTCCCGTTACGAACACCGTGGCACCCGCCAAGGATGGAGTGGTTGCATCGTTGGCGAACTGTAATGCACCGGAAGCTGCCGTATCACGTCCGATTTCGATAAATTTCCCGTCAGAACGTTTCATCAGACGTATGGTGTCCCCTTTCTTCGGTATCCAGTCGGCACTGATCAAGCTGAACTTATCGGATTTGGTGATCTTTACCCCCTTGTCCTCGCTGCCACACTTGATGGTGACAATCTTACCCACTTCGGCGTTCTCAATATCCGTAATGGTGAACAGGCTGGTGTTGGCCACGGTCTGTACACTGGTATGCAGGGCTACGTTCGGGTTTTTGTCCTTCTCCCCGTCAATGAAGGAGGATGCAGGTCGGTCATACTCGTTACAGAAGATCATCTGGCGGCTGCCGTCCATATCCTCTTTTTTCGTATATTTGAAACCTACCGCACGCGCCCAGATGGATTCCTTCCACAAGGACCATACCTTAAGCGTCCAGTCCTGTTGTTCCAAGCTGAAATTTGTCATTTCACCGGCCACATGCTCGAAGCATTTGATATTGCCCTCCATCGTCCAGAAAATACGCTGGTGATTGTCTGCGTTCGGAATCGGAATCAGCTTCACAGCCGGATATTCCTTAACGTACATCATATTGGCCTTGTAATCCTGGTTCACACCATAGTGCAGCTCGTTGTACTTGTGATACCATACTACCATATAGCTGGGAAGATACAGGGCCAGCTGCCCGCTGTCACGGTACACGGCAGGAATCATTCCCGTACCCTGGAACAGTTTCTCACCGATATTGGCTTCCGTGATCTCACCCAGCACAAACGGCTTGATCTGGTAAACGGTCTTCCCGTTATTAATGTCAATGAAACCGTCAACCTTCTTTCTCAGCCATTCATACAGCCCGTCGGCCGCTTCCATGGCGCGTCCCGGCTTGTTAAGGTCAGGATCCTTGCGCACGCCATTGATACGGCGCAGCTCACGCTCGTTATGCAACTTCTTGGCTGTTTCCGCCAGAATGTATTCAATGAATGACCATTTGATCGCCTGTGATCCTTCCTTGTTGAGAGAGCCGATCCAGGTTTTTTCCAGCTGCTTCAGGTCACGGAACTTATGGGCGAACATGACACTGAACATACGCAATGTCTCGTTGTCGAACTCATATTCACCTTTGGTCACATTGTCGAAATCACTGGAGGTGTTGTCAGCCTGCGAGAACTCACCCAGCCAAATGTTGACCAGAGTGGCCAGATCCTGATATCCGCTCTCCACCGGGAAGATGCTCTCGATACTGGGGAGCTTGGTCAGGAATGACTGCAAACGGTCCTGCCAGCGGATGCGGTAGAACGCACCAAGGTCCTCCTTCAGACGACCGTAATCCACGGAACTTTCCGCACGGACCTGAATATTGATTCCCTGACTTGCGAGCAGAGCGGCACGGGCACGCATGTTATACGGACGATCCAGCGCGAACATCTCACCCTGCATACCTCCAAGCTGCTTGTCATCATCCAGGTTGAAGGCACCGGCACCCGTATTTTGTTTCAGACCGGCACCCGCACCATGGTCCGGCTCCGGCAATGCGCTCAGTACCGAAATCTTCTGCTTCAGCTCCGCTATTTCGGTATCTTTCCGGGTGATGGCCTGCGTCTTTTCCCCGTCTGTCTTTCTTATTGCATCCAACTGCTCCTGCAAGGAAGCCATTTCGGATACTTTCTGCGCCAGCAGACCACGAATCAGCGCCTCTCCCGAGTTCTCAACAGGACCGGCCTGCTGTTCCTCATCCTTAAAACCATTTTTCAACGCTTCCCCGAAAGGAGTTATGAACTTCTCATCGAAGCCAAGTTCTTTCAGCTTGGCTACATCATCGGCATCGAGGATATCCTTGTCCTCAGCCTTCTTCCACTCTTTCAGCCCCAGCAATCCAAGGATTGCGCCGGCAAAGGTGGACATTTTAGAATACTTTCCCATAAAAATAAAAATTTAAAAGATTTGATTTGTCTTGTTGATGACGGACTGCGCCAGAATCCAGCGCGCAGCTCCCTCCAAAGTGTTATAACCGTCCGCCAGTCCTTCCCTGACCGCTTCATCACCCATAAAGGTCGCCCCGCGGAACACGGGGGAGTCCTTGTCATAAGCGATGGAAAGGTTCTCCGAAACGGTCCGGCAGAACATCATGTGCAGTTTTGACAGCTTTTCCTTATAAGGTTCCTCGTTATTGTTTTCCGCAATCTCCCGGTGTTCCCTGTTTTTCAAGTCGGCCGAATCCGGGTAAATCTCCCGATAATCGATTCCTTCTTTTTTCAAGGCCTCCTTGGCATTATAATAGGTACCCACAACACCGATACTACCCACCTCGCACATCAACGAGCCAAGAAAGCGCTTGTCTGCGGCTGATGCCAGCCAAAAATGTGCGGAAGCACAAGCTCCGGCAATGTAAGCGACTACGGGTTTGGGACATTCGGATATCATTTTTGACGCATTGTCCAGACCGGTAATCATTCCCCCCGGTCCATTTATCCACAAAATGATGCCTGCAATACGGTCATTAGCTGCCGCCTGTGCAATATATTCCTGAAGGCGGAACGTCTCCCAGGCATAGAGCGTCCCTTCCAGCACAATAACGGCAACCGAATCGGAAGGAAGACCGCTGTCTTCCAAATTCCACCGCCCCACAAAATTCAGATCCGATGCGTATGCGGTCACGGTATCTTTTTCAAAAAATGCCTCTACCTCCTTAAAATTGCCGGAATGTATTGAAGGAAGGATCAGTGAGACCAGATTGTAATAATCCTCTCTAGCCATGGCCCATTTTTCATTGAATATTAACTGAATACGATTCATCCGTTCTTTTTTCCTGCAAAATAAAGAACAGATCCATCCATGAACAAGGACACGGAGAAGCGGTCATCACACCCGGTCATGAAAAGACCGTTTTTCCACATAAAAACACCTCCAAAAAGGACATGGAAAGGACAAAAAGACACGCTACGTCACATAAAATTATCTGTGTTTATATTCCCGAACGGAGGTTTTACGGCGCATCTTCCGCCGCCAGCGCTGGTAATCTTTCAGAAGTGCTTCCACGCTCAGACTCTCAATGCAATACTTCCGGAGAAAGTACCAGGCCGAATTGATGTAGTCTATACCATAGACATGTTTGTTTTCATCAAACAGGTCATGAAGCTCCGCACGCATCATTGTGTTTATCTTCCTGGAAAGTATTTTGGCTCCTCTCTCGCCTATATAATTATAGGTAGCCAAAGGTTTGCCACCCGGAAGGTGTGCTTCTCGGCGCTCCGGCAATACAAGCTCCAGATTTCCGCTATCCACAGGGCATCCGGCAGGACGTTTCTGCAAAAGATCATAGACGAAATGGTACAAATCAAGATCTGAAGGCAGGCGGACTACCTTGCTGTCCGGGGTTCCATACTTGCCTATTAGATATTCGGCTAAATAATTTTCTATCGTTATCTTCGTGGTAATCATATACTTATGTGTTTATACAAAAGTAATGATTTAAATTGAGATAGTCAAAGAACAACCGGCTAAAGATGGACCGGCTTCCAAAAGAATCATGAAGGCCGTTGCAACACCCCTTGAAAAACAAAGGGGGGATTTTCGTGCAACCGTACGATCTGATGATTAATATTATTGTAATATATTGAATATCAATATATTGTACACTGCACAATTCGCGCACGATTTTCGTACGAAATGTAAAACCACGCACAAAAAGCCATAAAATACGTTTTTGGACAAATCGAACGGAATCGTGCAAAAATCGTGCAGACATAAATATTTATATATCAATATATTATAATCAAAAAAAACGCAGTTGCACGATTGCACGAAAATTTCTTCATTTTTTATAAGGGTATATTTCTTAAAAGTTAAAAAATAAAAAAAAGAATATATAGGTCGCCCGTTTTCGAACAGATCGCACGATTGTCCAAAATGTTTTTTCTGGGGAAAAAGGGGTATGAGGGGAAACAAAAAAGTCCGGAAAACCGGACTTTTAAACTATATGTCTTCAGGATAAAATGCCTGCGTTATGAATTCGTATTCCCGGGGGAGCGACCGCACGCCCACAATAACACACAAGCCTCTGGCAGCCATTTCATAGAGCCTCTGGTTGGTCACAGGGGAGTTCCTGAAGTTATACTGGGCGCACATCACGAAATAAGCCGTGGACAGGTCACAGGAATAAAGATCCTCCTGTATCAGCTTGGCCGCATCACTAGGTATCAGGGCAAAGCCCAGCCTGACCGCAAGCCTTGAAATCATCTGTCTGCGTGTCCGGACATCAGGACATACCGCCACAAAAATTTTATTCTCTTTTTTCAGCATATTGCTTCCTTTTTATTTGCATATCTCACTAAAAATCACTAACTTTACAACGATATAAATTGGGATATATCATACATTCCTATCCGAGTAGAAATGCCTGTAAGGGACCGCAGGCCGCCAGGCCGGACAACGCCGGATCTCACTCCTGTCATCAGAAAACTCCAGCAATGCGTCATTAATGCTCTTGTGGAACAGCTCCTCTATGATACACATTTCGGCCACATCCATGAATAGTTCCAAAGAGCGGGCTGTGCAGTGCTCGGATACAATGATGGATCCTCCCTCGGGAATCCGGAGCAATAACTCCGTCACCCGGTCATAAAACCTTTTGAAACGGCCCGGATCACGCCCGGCCAGAGGCATTACCTTTTCCAATATTTCCTGATAACTTCGTGCCATGTCAGTAGTCCAGTCTCAAATTTCCCGGAAGATCAGGATCCAAGGGATCTTCTCCCGGTTGTATGATCTCCTTGCCGGTACCGACCGTGAAATACTCCACTCCGCCGGACTTGTCATCCACGACAGGACGTCCGTCCTTATCGACCTGATAGGGGAGTCCGGTCTTGCTGTCATATTTCTGGGGGTTAAACACAAAACCTTTCCATTTGCAATACATGACGAATTTTTTCTTGAATGAGGCAGGGGTATTATATTTCCGCTGGGCCGGATCATACAAGCACAAGGCGTCGAACAGCTCCTTCTTCACCAGGCGGCAACCGATATGCTCCGGTGCAGAGAAATACTCGTCAGCCCAGGAAATGAAGGTTTCCCCGATCTCCTGCCGCAGTTTGCGCTCCTCAAGCCGTTCTCCAGGAGCTTGGACCACACCGAACGTCAGATACAGTTGGATACAGTTGGCCAGCAGGTTCCAGCACAGGTTCCACTGGTCAAAATCCCACTCGGTAAAGAACAACGCTCCGAAATCGTCAACCGGTTTGTGGCTTTCATTATAAAAATCGGAAAAGGCCAACAGCCACTGGCGATCCGTGAAAGAGGAGCCGGTTCCGCGGATGGCATGGTTCGTGGCAATATAGATTTTGGGAGACTGCGAGAACGACAGCGTGATACGCCGCCCTCCCTTATAGTTAACACTCCAATCCCCGGTAATGTTCGGAAACAGAAACTCGAAGTTGAAGTTCTGAAGCACATCATCAATAAACACCAGCTTGGTTTTCTCCATCACGTCATTCCATACAAACTGGTCTTTGAAGATGTCGGAGTTCTTTCCAGGAATATAGGCTATAGGCATGACGTTCCTCATGAGTTCCCCTATAAGGGACTTTCCGGAACGCCCGTTTGACTCGCCGACCTCCGACTGCTTTCCATCCATACCGATCACCGCACGCGCCACATTGGAATCCTTCGCTTCCATCAGCATGTACCCGATGGCGCACAGTTTGGAAAGCAGATGGATGTGGTTCTCGTTCTCCTCCTCGGGAGTCACCTCACCGCTTTTCTTCCTCCATGTGAAATTGCTGGCATTGATCAGGAATTGCAGATAATGGCAGCGGTGTCCGTCTTCGGTCAGCTCATAGGAATACGTATCAGCGTCCTTCCTGAAGGTGACAAGCTGTTTTCCCAGATATTTGGCCGGATAGTCACGTCTCTGCTCCTCCCAGATATGATGTGAGATATTTTCATAGCCCATTTCCTTTACGCTGTCACGGGTGACCAGCCAGCACGATTTATCGAAATAGAAATACTGGCCGTCCCGGGAAGGCTTAATGAAATCGGGCTGTATGTACTCCAGCAGTGATAGCTTGTCCGGTCCCACATACTGCGACACCCCCTTGATCAGCATCTCGTTCACTCCCACGCAGCAATTATGCTTGGCGAACTGGAACAGGTAGTCCCGGACGTCGCTCGCCTCCAAGGACCTAACCAAAGGAGGTTCCAGATGGATGAACAAGAAACTCTTGTCCTGTCTTCTCAGGCGCCCAAAACCACGGTTCTGTAAAAAGTTCTGGGAATTCACGTAACAAAACTCATAATCCGATCTTTCGTTATCTTTCCCCTCATTCCTCTTGACCACACGCCAGAACTGCTCGTCCGCGTCAAAGGGCTGAGCCGATACGACCTTGCCATCCTCATCGAATTTCCAGCGATAACGGTTGAAAAGGAATTCCGGAAGATTCTTCAGCAGATCCTTGTGGCGCTCAGCAAACGCCTCATGGGAGTGAAGACACCAAAGCTCCATCAGCCTGTGGTCAGTGAAACCGGTAATTTTAAACATCTCTACATACTGGCCGGAACCCTTCTTATCATTACAGGCATAATCAAAATCCGCGGCCAGCTCGTCCTCTTTTCCCAAAAGAGTATTGGCCAGCAGGTCATCAAGCCCCTTGTCCCCTGCATCATTTTTGCGGATATGCCCTACAAATATCTCCAGATAGATGTCACGGTTCTTCAGACTACGCATATACTCCTTGAAATTCCTAGCAGCGGAATAAAAGTTCCTGGGACGTTTCTCAACCGGATCGTTTATCTTGATATTACTTGAGATATCATCCCAGTCCGAATCAAAAACAAATGCCACCTCCCTGACCTGGCAACCGGTGACAATCCTGACAAAATCCTCCGGTAGCGAGCCATTATTTCCCAGATTCTGTATCCCTGACACGGCAATGGACGGGATGCCATGCTTGCACGCCTTCTCCGCTTTCTTCTCGCCCTCCTGGATATACAGGCGGTCTATCCTCGTACCGCTCTTGAAGGCGGTGCGTATCTTTTCCGGAATATATATAGGAGTACCGGACCCCCGCGGCGATTTGTATTTGAAAGGCTTCCCATCCTTGTCCAAATGCATTTCCGGGAACTGCCAACGAATGCGATAGTATTCCTTCATCTCCCCGGCCGCCCTGCGCTTGTTATCCTTTTGGACATAACGGACAGGAAGACCGTCCAGATCATAATATTCTATGATGACATCATCCCCCTTGGCCGTCAGCATTCCCCGCTCATCAATCGTTCCCGGTTTGAAAGTACGGCACTGGAACACGGATTTCGTATCATCGGTCTTGTACACACTGGCGGTCACATCCTCGAAAGTCAGTCCCGAGGCGGCCAGCATTCGGGCGCAATAAGAACCCGTATCCAGCCCTTTGGCAGCCTTGCTTCCCTTCTTCATCTTCTGGACCGGTTTCCCAGCCGGTTTGTCCGGATGGGGGTCCAGCAGCACACAGAACTTCTTGGCAAGGTATTCCAACGCATCTGTATAACCGTATCCTTCGATATTCATCAGATACGACACGGCACCCTCTCCGCCAATCTGGCAGGAGAAGCACTTGAACAGATTCTTGCCGGGGCTGACCGTGAATTTCTTCGCGCTTCTGCACTTGGGGCATTCGCAAACATAATCCTTGCCGGATTTTCTCAGTTCCCGGAAATCCTGCACAACGTCAAGCAACCTGCCGTCCGACGCTGATTTTATCCTTGATATTTCGTTTTCATTAAAATACATAACAAATAATTATATAAATAAGCCGCAACTTCATAAGACAACACAAAATTACCGGATTGCAGCAACCCGGAATGGACCGGAAATGATGATGTTCCCGGAACACTTTGCACCTTTCAATTCATTGACATCTTGTCCCGATTCACTGTTTTAGTCCTTTCGTACTCCAGCAGAGCGGACGTCACCGCCTTCCGAAAGTTCTCATTCACAGCTATTGCACCATAAAGCAGCCTATGTAGTCTTGCCCCCTTACAACTGGAAACATGTCCGGCAAATATCTCATAACCCTCCCCAGTATCCTCTTCTGACATTATTGTACAGGAAACATGTAAACCGGTCTCCTTACTTTGTTCCAGTATAAAGGAGAGAAAAGCCTTTATTTCAGTTTGTTTATTCTTGGAATTCATAATCTTATATTTACTCATAATTTTCTTATTTTAAAATTTCATCAATAGATGATAAAACACTCTCCAGTCTTTCCAACTGCTCAGAGTATTTCATAAGAAGATTTTCTTCTCTTTCCGTAGCCTCCCCTCCATTGTGAATATCATTATACTTTTCGTATTTTGATTTTACACTCTTATATGCTTTCTGAAAGAACGGAAGCAATATCTTACATTCCTCTTTGGTCATACAGACCGTTATCTCGTATGGAGATGAATACGATTTTCTTGTGCTATCTATGTAACTCATATCTGTTCCGTTTTGAGTTATTTGAATAAGTTTTTCATGGACTTGTTTATCGCATCCAGTTTATCATCCATTGATGGATGAACATATAGATTCATAGTCGTAGATACATCTGAATGTCCTAAGATACGACTCGTTGTCTTCATATCGGCTTTAGATGCAATCATGCGTGTGGCGAATGAATGCCTTAGACCGTGGAACTTAATACACCTGTCCAATCCAACTTCATTCAAAACGAGATGCCTGTAATAGTTTCGGTAAACCCTTGGCTCACAAAACTTCTCATCTCCTGTTATAACGTAAAAACTATCATTATAGCAAGCCTTGAATTTTTTCAAGATGCCAAGTAAATCACGCCCTATGGGTATGTCACGGCGGCTTTCTATGGTTTTAGGAGTCGATTCTATTACTTTACTCTTCTTTGTGTCAATATCCAAGATTCGTTCAATCGTATGAGCCACATGAATGCATTTGTTATTAACGTCTATATCTCCCCAACGAAGACCGCAAATTTCACCAATTCGCATACCTGTGCATAACCCGATTAGAATTCCTAAACGTTTAGGTTTAGGATTGCTCATTATAAATGAAATGATTTTTCTTTGTTCAACCTCTGTATATACTTCAAGATCTTTAGAACCTTCCATATTAGCGGTAGGGAATTGAACACGGTACTTTACATACTTTACCTCGAATCGTTCCATAGCATAATACAGAAGCATTTTGAAAGATATGAATATATCTTTAGCCGTTTTCACGGATAATCCTTCTTCAATTAAGGAAAGCATGAATCTCTGCATTTCGTCATTAGTGACATATTCCGGTTCTTTATCTCCATATATAGGAAGTATTCTTTTAGTGAACTGAAAGACATAAGCGGAGCATGTGCTTTCCTTTACCAACTTGCGTTTCACAGGAAGCCACCTATCATATATCTCTTGAATCGTCATAATGTATTTCTTTTTTTATTGTTAACTTATTTTCCGCATCTTTTATTATGTCGCTAAAACCTAAAGTATCATCTTTTTGGTTTAGAAGAATATACTTCATTTTTATGGATTTTTCCAAAACGTCACCATGGTAAACATATCCCATAATCCCGCGAATTGATAAATTAAGGAGCAAAATAGGTATTGATCGTGCAGACAACTCCCAACATGTCACCATATTCTGCATCGGAAAGTGCTCCCAAGGAATCTTGTTGTGGCACCGCTGCCACCAATCAGCGATTATCATAGAACCATTTCCGGCTGTAGGCTCATGTATCGAACCAGCCTGGCTGGTTAATTTAGAACAAAGGATTCCAAGGGAGTTTGGTGTGAAATCCTGTTTCTTCTGCTTCCGCTCTGACAATTCATTCTCATACAAAGCCTGAAACCAATCATAAGACATATCGTAATCATTCATACGGATCAATTCGTTATAGATTTTATTGCGTAATTCTACAGAACCGTCAAGAATACGCATTACTGCATCAGGAAGATCTCTTAAATCTTCTATATGAAATATTTTAAATGCTTCTTCTTTTGTCATATTAATAATCAATTTCTGTTAACCATGCATTATCGTTCTCAAAATACACTCTATAGCCTCTCACCGTTTTATGACCTTTCTTTTTTAAACAAACATCACTTATGTGAGATGGAGTAATACATAATTTTGCACCAGCCTCATTGACAGAAGCATATACACCTATCAACTTCCTGTCTTTAATAACGACAACAGATTTCTTATTCATACCTGCACCAGTTTTATGATGCGCTCCACGACCTTTAGACAGATTTTTTATACTTCTGGCTTTGGACCGTTTTGAATGATAAACCATTTTACGACCCTTGTTGTGAGAAACACAACCTTTTAAAAATCGTCCGGTAATAAAGTCTCTCTCAAATCGCTCAGGCGGTATATATAATTCACTCATATCTGTTCCGTTTTGAGTATTAATTTTTTTCAATGAAAGTATTGGTTGTATTCAACACTCCGGCTGAATCTTGACTTTTGCCATCTCTTATGAAGATTCCTTCTTCTTTCAGCCTTTCATAATCGATTTTATTCATAAGAATAACACTCGCATTGCCATCTATATACAGTTTGCATTGCATGAATTGAGTTCCTTTTACTTCCTCAATTACGTCTATTTGCATTGTTCTTTTTTTACTCATATCTAATTCGTTTTGAATTATTTTTTTATAACTACCGCCATTGTACTAATAGATGTGCCACTCTCTTTAAACTCCCCCGCGCTGATTTCAAACACTTCTCCATGTACTTCTTTCAGCCAGTTTCGGAAATCAATACATTTCTTTTCCGAAGCGAATTTCCAGTGTTGGCTAGTTATTGCCGCAAGGGTTCCACCTTGCTCCAAACGTTCATACATAAGCTTTACATGAGCTATATCCTGATTACCGGAAAATGGAGGATTGGCAATAATCTTAGTGTAATGCCCTACACTGTCTTTCGTAAAATCTTCATCAAGCAGTATCACATTTTCCAACGAATGCAAAAACTCTCTGTTTTCCGGCATCAGTTCATAGCATTCCACTGTTACAGAAGGACAAGCTCGATGAATGGCTTTAATGAGAGCACCGCGGCCGGCACTCGGTTCCAGTACCGTATCATTTTCATGTATTCCGCCGGCAAGCATAACCAGCCAGTCCGCCACCTCAGCCGGCGTTTCAAAAAACTGGTATTCCTGCTGAAGATTACAGCGCTTCCCTTCTTTAAGAATTGAGAACACCCTCTCCGGATTGAACGGGAATGTAAACCCTTGAGCCTTTCCACCCTGCCAAGATCCGCCGGCTTCTTCAATCCATTTCTTAGCCTCGGCATACGATTTCTTACAAAACTGCACATTGGGAAGTTTCAACAAACCGTTCTCCAAGGTACAATGCCGCAGTATCTCTTCAACGCTCCAGTTCTTCCCACTGTCAGCTGTACCTTTCTTGCTTTCTTTATTCTCCTCAATGCCTAACAGCCTGTGCAATGATTTTTGTACACCGATAGCAATGGAGGCATTGACTGACATCCACTCCAGTATGGCTGTCAGAAACTCGGTGTCTACATGTCCAGTCTCGTCATAAATGGTTTCCTTGTCAATCAGGGTCGGAAGCTGCTTAAATGGTTCAAGGCTACCATGTAACGTTTCGATTAAAATCTCTTTTTTGCTCGTCATAACTCTTTTGTAAATAAATTCTTGTTGTGTCTACACTCCCATGACCTAAAAGGTCAGCCAGTTGAATAACATCTTTGTTTTTTTTCAGGAACATTTTAGCGAAAAAATGACGAAAGGCGTGTGCGTGCATCTTCCTTGAATCAATACCGCAATGTTTTCCCCATGTTTTCAAGTGCTGGGAAAAGCCCCGCTGTGTGATCGGACCGAATCTCCCTACCGCAAAAATCCCGGTTTTACCATGTTCCTTAGCATAAGCCTTCGCTTCTTGCTGTAGCTGTTTTTGAAAGAAAAATCGACGGTACTTGTTACCCTTCCCTCTTAGTGTTACCTCCCCGGATATAATGTCTTCCCACGTGAACTGCTGGAATTCTGACAGACGGGCACCCGTTGTACCCAATACTTTGATAAAAAAGTAGTAATCCTTGTTGGATTTCGTTTTCAGAAAATCCAGTAGGCGGTTGTACTCCTCTTCTGTCGGGACATTGTTTACATCGAGCTTGCGCTTCGTCTTAGGTCGCTTAAGCTCTATCGGTTTTTTAAGCCATTTAGAAAATTTTTCCAAAGCGGTGATACGTAGACGGATAGTCTGTGGGGATAATGATTTTTCTTCTAAAGTCCGTATAAACCGCTTGCAGTTTTCCATATTGATCTCATTCACATATTCAAAGTATTGCTTCAAGGATGTATAATAAATATCCACTGTATGTGGCGAATAATCATTGTTATCAGTCAACCATATTATGAAATCATGGAGTAGTTTCTTATTTTTCTCTGAAATGACGTCAAGCTTTTCCAAAGGTTTCACCGTCTTTTCCCTTTTTCCATATCCGATGTTGAGAAAGGATAATAGATCGCATATAGCTGAACACATTAATGAATGACGCACCATGACATCAGCATTTTCACGTTTGTAATTCAAATAACCACGGCGGTTCACTTCTTTGGCCATCTCTAAAAAATCCGTGACATGCTTGATATATTTCCCGATAGTATCATAAGTCCTTCCTGTCGTGTATATGTAAGAAATATAATCAGTTAATATCTTCTGTCTGTCACTATTCATGGTTATTTATTTCTTTTTTTTTGATTTAATCTTGATTGGATTGTTTTTGGTACCAGTACCCAACCATTTTAATTGGATGCCATGTATCCGGAGCCAATATTTAAATTCGGACGTGGTTGTCTGTTTCATATCTGTTCCGTTTCGAATCAAACTAGACCAGCCCACTCATTAATCGTAGCATTCAAAGCCCCCATAACAAGCATCTTGTCACTTTCGTCATACTCCATAAGCACCTCCACTGTCCGGTCACCATTACAATCATTGTATTCCCTTCCTGTTTGAATATTGACAGGAAGACCGTTCTCGTGGACTGCTTCAAGCCATGCCTCAAGCAATCCTTTATTCATTTCTATTTTAGCACTTTTCATAATTTCTTACTTTAGCAATAACAGACGATCCATTCTTCTTTATACCAATCTCGTCCAACACCAATACATCAGGATATTTTGTCACCCATTCCGGAAAATAATTTGTTGTCAGAATAACAGTAAAATCACCTTGAAAATAATCCCCTCTGACCAACGCCTCGTAATACTGTAACTGCCATTCCGGGATGTCATCAAACACCATTACATCAACATTTGTATCAATATGTTCCAAGAAACTTTTAAGACTTGATGATCTGACATCATAAAAAACACTACGCTTGTTTTCGCACATTTGAAGTGCCAACTGAGTTTTTCCACACCGAGGAGCTCCTACTAATAGTATTACTTTCATATCATTCACAATTTAAGTTTATCACATTTATTAATTTCTACTACAAGTTATTCACGCTCAAATATTTTCACTCCAGCCACTTCTTCTATCTTATCCTTCGCTAGTTCAGGTATTCGTACCCAACCACTCCGCCAATTATTAAACGTATAAATCGGCACCTTGCATTCATCAGCGAGCCTTTTAGCCATCTCAGATGATTCACATACTGGTAAACTGCGCAAATAGGTTCGTAATGCCATGCCATCAATTGTTTTTTTCTTCTTTTTTTCTTCCATATTTAATTAAATATTGAATATTGTTTTGTAGATTTATAATGCAAATATAAATTTAAGGAAATTAATTTCCAAATGCTTTAATAATTAATTTCCTATCATTTTAATTATAAATATGAAACACTTTGGAAATCAATTAGATGAATTATTTAGAAAAAAAAGAATTATTCAAAAGGATTTTGCTGATAGAATGGGGGTAACTGCGGTTACTATAACTAAATGGAAATCCCAAGAAAGTATTGATGCCGCTAAATTGGAGGCAATATCTAAAATATTAAATATACCCATTTCATATTGGTTTGATGATGAAAATTGTCAGCTCAACCAATCAGTCGTTGGCGATGGGAGTGCAGCCTCTATATATGGTAATGCTACCGCTGGAGTTATAGCAGACAAAGATAAAGAAATAGAGCATCTGAAACAGTTACTCAAAGAAAAAGAGAGGCTAATTCAAGTATTAATGAATAAATAATATTGTAGTTATGATAGAATTAAAGGCTAGACCTTTTTACGCCTAAATACTGGGACGTAATCGGGACAGAAGTATGAAAAAAGAGAGATTATCCATATTATTAATCAGCCTATTAGGGGAAGTAAAATGTGTCAATAGCTCGCCTCATTCCGACATTGTAAAGGATAAGCCACTGAACTTCAGTGGCTTATCTCATTTTTAGCAAATCCGCCGGGACGAAATCGGGACGGGAATTATTAACCATTTGTTTCTGCTGTTAGCAAAAACAAATAAAAAAAAATGTCCAAAATCCAAGAAATCAAGAGTTACACACCACCTATATTACATACGGGTAAAGATTGGTACATTGACTTTTACGCATTCAATCCTGTTGACGGAGTGATGAAACGGAAAAAGATCAAACTGAACTTCATCAAATCCGTTAAGGAAAGAAGGGCATACGCCAAAGGATGCATCAACAGACTATCAGAAAAACTCGCAACAGGATGGAATCCTTGGATTGAGCAAGAATGCGGCAACGCCTTTCTACTGTTCAAAGATGTAATAGACAAATACCGCACTTTTCTCGCCAAAATGCAAAGGGACGGGAGATACCGACAAGAAACGATCAAATCTTATAGCTCCTACCTTCGTAATATGGAAATCTTCAATGAAGAGAAAAAGGTCCCTATCACCTACATTTACCAATTTGATAAGGATTTTTGTGTTATGCTGCTTGACGAAGTGTATATAACTAGGGATAACACTGCATTTACGCGCGATAACTATCTCGGTTTTTTGAAGTCTTTTTCCACCTTCTGTCTGAACCATAACTATTTAACACAGAATCCAACAGCCGGGATCAGTAGTCTGGGAAGAAAAGGGAAAAAAAAGCTACGCAACATCCTGCCACCGGAAACACTTGCAAAAGTGAGCGACTACTTAAAGAACCATAACCCCTATATGTTGCTGGCAAGCTATATTCTATACTATTGTTTTATCCGACCGGCGGAAATGGTAGGATTGAGATTAAACGATATAAGTTTGAAAAAGCAAACAATATTCGTATCAGACAATATATCAAAAAATCGCAAAGATGGCACTATTACATTACCATCAAAAGTCATACATCTCATGTTGGACCTGCACATTTTCAACAATCCCGGTGATTATTATTTATTCTCTGACGGGTTTCGTCCCGGTAAAACAAAAAGATCTGAAAAAATGTTCCGGGACTGGTGGGCACATCATCTCAGAAAAGATTTAAAGCTTTCCGCCCAATATAAGTTTTATTCCTTAAAAGATACAGGTATAACGAATATGTTACGACATTATGATGTGTTAAGCGTACGTGACCAAGCTCGTCACAGCAGTATATTGATGACAGATATTTACACGCCTCATGATATACAGGAAGCCAATGATCTTATAAAAAATTATCAAGGAGATTTTTAGTAAGCAGATATCAAGCGGTTACCCGTCGCTGGGCCGCTTGATATTCTAAAAAAAGTAAAATATGAGATTTTATTTATTATCCTCAATCTTCGCTTTGATTTGTTGAAGTAATCTAAAAGCTCCGGCCATCTTATAGTTGCCCAGACATTGCTTGGCTTGCATGATACAGGATTCAACAGTAAGTTTCAAATCCGGTGTGAAAGCGGATTTGTTAATCTGCATTTCTTTGGGAAGTTCATCAGCATGGTTGTTGAACCATACGATCATTTCATTCAATTCCTCTTCGGAATAAGATTCTTTTTTTTCAGCCATAATACATAAGTTAATGTTAGTTCCGGCAAAGATAACAAAAATAGCCCCGACTCATCACGAGCTGGGGCAGTCCAATTTATAAATTTAAAGTCTTATGATGAAGATTGTCTATTGCGCCAATGCTTTACTATCAGCATAACGACAATCAAAACGGTTACACAAACACAGGCAAAACCGATTTGTTTAAGCAAAGTGGATTCTTTTTTATCCTTTACCCCTTCAGTCTTGGTTTCTTCATGTTTGGTGGAAGTGGTTTCCTTGTCAGCTTTCACTTCCGTACTGTCTTTGATTGCAGTTTCCTTCCTTTTATTCTTGCTGAAATCACCTTCCACATGACCGTCTGCCAATAACGGAGGTTTCCCGGTCAGGCTATCGGGCGGTTTTCGGGTATCATAGATACAGAAATCAATTACATAGTTGCCATTAGTGGTTATCAGCTCTCTTAAAGAAGTAGCAGACCCATGTATGATGTTGACTGATTCACTGGTACTATCCTTCCTGATTACTTCTGTATCGGACTTGACAGATTTATGCGAGCTGCCACATGATCCGAACAGCAGGAACAGACACATGAAAGGAGCCGGCATATATTGCTGGCTTACCCAGTTCATAATTCTAACCAACATAAGAGATATCATTTATGCGGTTCATCCACCCCCGTTTGAACTTGTTGTTTGCTGGGCGTTTCCGGCATATATCCTCGATAAAATCAAACCGTGCAATCTTGATCTGGTCAAACAGTTCACGCGGATTACGGGAATTAACTGCGGCAATGGTCTTGGGACCTACAATGCCATCCACCGTAACACCAAGCAAGCGTTGAGGAATCTTAATTCCGTGCGCACCGGATGCCCAGACCCAATCAACTAATATATCAGCAACTGATTGCGATTTTATCTCATCAGCCTTCCATCTGTCCCAGTACATGGTTTTCAAGATTTCCGTCCATTCCTCTTTTGTGAGATTTTTCAATCTTTCAACTGTAGGCTTGGAATATCCTTTCTTTCGGCAATATGCCTCATAGGTTCCGATAGTCACCCCCATATTGGTAGCCCCTCCCAAATCGTCAGGGTCATTTACAAAACCGCCTTCCCTTTTCAGAATAAACGGTGCAAGTTTTCTTATGTCAGCCATACTACTCATTAATTATAATTATTCGATTTTATTTTCTTTGAATTCCGGCAGGATATATTGTATGTTAACCGCTGCTTCATGCAAGACCTTATGAAGTTCATCTTCCTTCAAATCCGTTTCATCTGTAAACTCACAAAATATATTTCCAACCCAATCTTGAGATGAATTAAGCCGTTTAATAGCGACGCTGTTGCATCCATTTGTTGATAATAGAGATTTGGCAACCTTATCCTTAACTTGATTATCAATATCTGAATAGAACATGAAAAGATTCTTTGCGAGATTTTCTGCAAAAACGGCCACTTCACTCATGGGAAGTGATTGGATGTTTTCACGCATTCCGGCTATACCTTTTCGTTTTACCTCGAACTGCACCGAAAGAAAAGCTATATGCCCCAAAGGATGGGGTTGTACGATATATACCCTGTCTGCTTTCGTTTCATAAAGTACACGCCACAGCTCACCGAACACCTTGGCGGAGTTCTCGCTGCGGTGGTAACTTCTTCTTTCCTCCTCTTTTTTAAAATATTCCACTTTTAAATCAGTCAGTTTGTTTTTGGTATACTGATTATAGGCGAAATAAGCTGCCAGCAATGTTCCGGCAGCACTAATAATGTTTGCAATATCTATCTCCATTACATTCACCGTTTAATTATTATATGATAAATTATTCATCCTGTTTCCTTTATTTCTCAACTGTCCCTATCTTTCCTGAAAAAAATGCCTAGAATTTATATATATGCAAAATAAATCCATATCCATATTGCTTACTATTCATATTTCACTATCTTTGTCAATACTTTGTTGACCTGATTCTTTCAAAACTATTATTGATTGGAATTAATCTCCCCCCGTCAGACTGTGAAGCCAGACGGGGGATTCCATTATTCGACAGATAGACAATAAAAAAAGAGCCTGATGACAATATTTATTGCCATCAAGCTCCTGGTTACACTGCAAAGATAGTGAAAACTATTCCATATTCAATCCATATTGAAAAAAATAATCAGGAGCAATATTTCGATTATCCGAAGAATTTAAAGAGTCACTATATTAATAGAAAACAAATAGGATTCATGAAATCTACCGGTTGTCTATAAAATCAGATGTTCTCAAACCTTTATCAGGAAACATCTTTACTTTTTTCCTTTTCCTTTGAAGATTTTTCAAGTCACGCACAATGGTGCTGGAAAGTACCTCCGAATAAATCTGTGTGGTCTTTACGGAAGTATGTCCGAGCAGCTTCTGGACTGTTGTAATCGCAACTCCCTGATGAACCAGCAGGGTGGCACAGGTATGACGGCTCACATGGTAGGTTATCCGCTTTTTGATACCACATAACCCGGCCAGCTTTCGAAGCTGCTTATTCACTTCCGAGTTACAAGGCAAAGCGGCAAAACTTCCGATATCCGGATAACGGTCAAGAATGCCCAATGCCCTGCTTTCAAACAGCAGATGTAACGGCAGACGGATTTCCACCCCTGTCTTGACGGATTTGAAGTACAGCCACCGTTTGCCGTTTACCTTGATAAAGTTGGCCGGAGATAGCTGGCAGAAATCGGAATAGCGGAGTCCGGTATAGCAGCAAAACAAGAAGGCATCGAGCACATGGCGCATGGACTTCTCTTCCACTTCGACCGTTTCCAGCTTCTTCAGCTCGTCCGGGGTAAGAAACTCATGTCTGCCTTTCTCCTGTTTGATTTTGTACTTTCTGAACGGATAAGCGTCCGCGTGCATATATCCCTGGTTGATTGCCTCATTGACCAAGGTACGGAGCTGTCTCATGTGCTTGGCTATCGTATTGACCGCATTGCCCTTTTCTCTCAAGTATTGCTCAAAATCACGAAGGAATGTATAGGTAAGGTCCTTGAAGTCCAATC